GCAAGGCGAAGTGGATAGGCTGTATTCCATCTTTACCTATCAAGTGGCCGCCATGCGCGGCCTGGATCTGGACGCTGTGCGCGCCACCGAGGCTGGTCTGTATTTCGGTGCGAATGCCGTCAGCCAAGGCCTGGCCGATGGTGTCCAGACGCTGGAGGCCACCTTGAGCGAATTCCACTCGTTTCTCAACGCCAAAAACAACGCCCGTAACCATCCGCCGTCTCAGGTGCGGGGCGTCATCCGTGCTGAGGCGGCACACCCCAACAAGGAGCTCACCATGCGTGATGCAGAACACCTCCCCGAAAACCCCTCAACTGACAACAACCCTGACGAAGTCGCCGCAGAACAAGTGACCCAACTGGTCGCCGAGGCCAAACGCGAAGTCATGCAGTCTGCCCAGGCCATTGCCGAGCTGTGTTTGTTGGCCAACTGCCCCGAGCGCGCCGCCGAGTTCATTGCTGCCGGTAAATCGCAAGCCGACGTACGCCGCGTGCTGATCGACGCCCGGGCTGCGAAGTCTGATGCCGCCGACATCCGATCGACCATCACCGTCAACGCGGGCACCGAGTCGCTCGACCGCCCGGAAGCCTCGCCCATCGTGGCTGCTGTCAAAAAACTCACCGCAAAGGAATAAACCATGTCCACCATCACCGAAGCAAACAACCTTGGCGACCTCTTGAAGTACGAAGCTCCCAATCGCTACTCGTGTGACGTTGCCACCATTGCTGCAGGCCAGAACCTACCCCTGGGCACGGTGCTTGGACGCAAGACGGACGATGGCAAGCACTACGCCATCGATCCGGCCGCCACCGACGGCACGGAAACCGCCATCGGTGTGCTGGCCAACGAGGTCGACGCCACCAACGCCGATCGCAGCGATGCGATCTTGATTGCTCGCCACGCCATCGTGGCCAAGACCGCGTTGGTCTGGCCGATTGCGCTCACTGGTGCCCAGCGCATTTCCTACGAGCAGCAGTTGGCCGAGCGTGGCGTGCTGGTGCGCGAGTCTGCATAAACCTCTTCTGTCCCTCACCCTAACGAACCCGCATGGCCGCTTGGCTTGTGCGGGTTTTGTCATTCTTGGAGCCCCAAATGAATAATCCGTTTCTCAATCCCGGTTTCTCGATGGCCAGCCTGACCGCCGCCATCAACCTCATCCCCAACCGTTATGGCCGCCTGGAGGCCTTGAATCTGTTTCCGGCCAAGCCCGTGCGCACCCGCCAGATCATCGTGGAGGAATTCGCTGGCCGTCTGAATTTGCTGCCGACCCAACCACCCGGCTCGCCCGGTACGGTGGGCACACGTGGCAAGCGCAACTTGCGCTCCTTCGTGATCCCGCACATCCCGCACGACGACGTGGTGCTGCCCGAGGAAGTCCAAGGGATTCGGGCTTTCGGCTCGGAGACCGAGATGGAAGCGATTTCTGGTGTGCTGGCCCGCCACCTGGAAACCATGCGCAACAAGCACGCGATCACGCTGGAGCACCTGCGCATGGGCGCTTTGAAAGGCAAGATTCTGGATGCCGACGGCACGGAGTTGGTCAATCTGTTCACGGCATTTGAAATCCCAGCCAAATCGATCAACTTCAACCTCACCAAGGTGGTGAACACGAAGGCGGTCAGTACCGACGAAAACGTCCGTGAAAAATGCCTTGAACTGTTGCGTTTGACCGAAGAGTCCCTGCTCGGTGAAGTCATGACAGGCGTTCATGTGCTGTGCTCGCCCGAGTTTTTCAGTGCACTTATCGCGCACGACAAAGTGCAGGAGGCTTATCGGCACTGGCAGCAAGGCGTGATGCTGATCAACGATGTGCGCTCGGGCTTCACCTTTGCAGGGGTCACCTTCGAGGAGTACCGAGGCCAAGCAGCCTATGTCAAACCCGATGGAACACTCGGTAGCCGTCGCTTCATCGAAGCGGGCGAGGCGCATGCCTTTCCGCTGGGTACTGTGGACACCTTCGGCACCTATTTCGCTCCGGCCGACTTCAACGAAACGGTCAACACGTTGGGCCAGCCTTTGTATGCCAAGCAGGCACCTCGTCAGTTCGATCGCGGTACCGACTTGCACACGCAGAGCAACCCGCTGCCCATGTGCCACCGACCAGGCGTACTGATCAAGCTCATCGCAGTCTAAGTACTCGCATGCCGCACGCCTTTGAGCGCGCAGTCTCGCGCCTGTTTGCCCGGCTGGGGGTGCCCGGCACCTACCGGCTGGCCGATGGTCGTGAGATCGAAACGCGGTTCATCGCCAAGCAGGCCGATGTCGTTGAATCCTTCGGTGACACCCGGTTGGCATTAACCACCCATCGCTTCGATGTGATGGTCCACGACGTGGTCTCTCCCCGAGAGGGCGAGCGCTTCACGGTTGCTGGTCAGACCTACCAGGTGGTGGGTGAGCCCTTGGCGGATCGGGACCGCTTGATCTGGACGCTGACTGGAGCGCCGCTGTGAAGCTCATGGCGGCACTCACCGGCAATCTGGACCAGATGCTGGCCGATGAGGTACGCATTGCCGAGCAGGCGGTGACGCACTCCATCCGCGAAGCGACCGATGGGCTGAAGACCGAGCTGCGCAACCAGATCACCGCTGCCGGCCTGGGCCAGCGGCTGGCCAACACCTGGCGTGGCGAGGTCTACCCGAAGGGGCAGATGAGCATCAAGGCGGCAGGTCTGGTCTACAGCCGGGCACCCTTCATCGTTGGTGCGCATGACCAAGGCGCGACCATCCGTTCCAAGGATGGGTTCTGGCTGGCGATTCCGCTACCCGCTGCGGGCAAAGGCCCGCGCGGCAAGCGCATGACCCCAGGCCAGTGGGAGCGGATGCGTGGTCAGCGCCTGCGCTTTGTCTACCGCCGGGGCCAACCCTCGCTTCTCGTCGCAGAAAACCAACGCGCCCGCCAAGGCCAACGCGGTGGCTTCTCCGTCGCCTCGCAAAAGGCCCAAGCGGCTGGTCGAGGGCTGGTCACGGTGCCGATGTTCCTGCTGGTACCCCAAGTGACCCTAAAGAAGAAATTCGACATCGACAGCAGCTCGCGCCGGTGGATCAGCACGCTGGCTAACCGCATCGCCAACCGCTTCGAGGAAGCCGATCGCAAAGGGGCAGCGTCATGAGCCAACGTGAAAACGCCATCGGCGTACTGTTCGCCGTGCTGGGTCAGCTGTCCCTGGGTTCCTCAGGCGCCACGGTCAAACGCAACGCCGCCTTGCCCGAACGCATCGCTGACCACGCCATGGCCATCCTGCGTGACGGCGAAATGGGCGAGCCCGAGGTGTCGCTCTCGCCGCTGACCTACCACTGGCAGCACCAGGTCGCCATCGAACTGTTCGTGGCCGACCCGGATGCCAGCGCGCGTGATGCGCGCATGGACGGACTATTGGTCGAGCTCGCCGCCCTGATTGAGCAGGACCGAACCCTTGGTGGACAAATTCAATACGCCGAAATCGGACCGCCCAAATTCGATGAACTGGCCCCCGATGGGACCAGTGGCATCAAGGCCTGCCTGCTGCCCGTGGTCCTGCACTACAGCAGCCCAGGTCCTTTGCACTGACACCGCTGAAGTGACCCGTCGAAGTCCATTCCGACACCCATTCACATCCATTTCCACAAGGAGTTCTGTATGGCCCGTGCCTACGGCGCGAACGCCAGCCTCTTGGCCGCGTTCGAAACCATCTATGGCAGCAACCCAGTGGGCGACTACTGGAAGCTGCCATTTGTTTCCACCACCCTCGGCTCAGAGCAGGGGCTGATCGCCAACGACCTGATCGGTCTAGGCCGTGACCCCAGCGCCCCCATCCGTGATGTCATCAAGGTCGAAGGCGACATCGTTGTGCCCATCGATGTGCGCAACATCGGCATCTGGCTCAAAGCCCTGCTGGGTGAAGCCAGCACCAGCGGCTCTGGCGTGGTCACGCACACCTTCACCTCCGGCAAGCCCAGCCTGCCCAGCCTGACGCTGGAGACAGGCCTGCCCGACATCCCGGCTTGGTTTGTGGCTTCCGGCGTCATGGTCAACAGCCTGCAGGTGGGCTTTGCCCGATCGGGTGCAGCGAACGCCACCGTGGGACTGATCGCCCAGGGCGAAGCCAAACAGGCCGCCACGCTCGATGCCACACCTGCCAGCCGCGACCTGATCCGCTTCAACCAATTCCAAGGATCCATCAAGCAGGGCGGTGCGGCATTGGGCAATGTAGTTTCGGCCCAGTTGACCTATTCCAACAACCTCGAGCGCAT